TTAGTATCCTCGGCAGTCAATCCCATAACCTGAGCAGCCTTAGCAACAGCTGCGAACTGTCTGTTAGTCTCCTGACTACTTTGCCCGGCTAAGTTGGCAGCAGATGCGAATGTCTTGTAACCTTCAACTGCACCTCTAAGATCAAGTCCGAGCTTTTGTGCTGTCTGCCGAATGAACTCAAAGTTTTTATTGCCCATTTCAGCAGAGCCAGATGCAAAGTCAATTGCCTTACGCATTGACTCGAACTTGATGGTAGTATCAACAACAGCTGCTGCAAATTGCTTGATCTGGCTAACTGCAAACAATCCACCAAGTACACCACCAATTTTACCAGCTATTGCACCCAGTTCACCAATTGATTTGTTGGTATTACTGCTTTCCTGGTTAAACTTTTTTAGTTCAGCAAGTGCTTGCTTTTCTTCAGTTGTTAGCTTGTCAAAGGCATTAGCAGCTGCCTCCAGATTGGCTGTCTCTACAACATACCTAATCTTAATGTCATTACTTGATAAAGTTGCCATGCCCCAAAGATAGCAATTAAAAAAGCCACCGAAATTCAGTGGCATTTTCACCTAACTCACATAATAAAACACTTACCCTTTAGTTGTCCTACGCTTTTTCTGGTCTGCAATATAAGCAGATACAATTAAGTAATATTCATAGACTGGCCTTTCGACCAGGAATTTAAGTCGCTGAGCATCTCCAGCTGCGATTCTAAACTGCTCATCAAATCGCTGTCTATGCTGTCTGATAATTGAAGTCCAATAATGTGCTTCAGGTTGTTTAGGCTTTGTAGAGTTTCGGCTTGCAAATAAGTCGGGAAATTCTGACTGTATTCTGTCAAAGAGGGCAGATAGGCGTACTCCGGCAGATTCAAAAAAAAACCCTCCACATCATTGTGCTTCATCCAGTGTTCAAGCTTCTGCTTGTTGTATGGGTATTGGTAGTCCAATGGATTCTCCTGCTCATCAAAGTAAACAACAGTTGCCAGCTTTAGCTGCCTGAGGAAGCTAACCGACATGTCCATCTGTTCCTTTAGCCGGGATGCCAGCACACCTATCTCATATAGCTTCTTGTCATCCTTCTTTTTCTTATCCATGAGCAGGTTAATCAGGCCATTATTCCAACCTCGGAGATAGTCTGGGTTAATCTGCCATAGTTCCTCGGTGAATATGTCTCTGGCTGCCACTGCCCTTTGGAATGGCACATTGACTTCGGCTGTAAACTTAAAGTAATTGATGCCTCCAGATGTGAAGGCAAACTCAATCTGATCCCACCGGTCTTGTGGAGCTACTCCCCTGTAAAGTATTCTGCTATCTTGTTCTTGTACAAGAGCTTTTTCTGCCACTTGTTGAGCAGGAGCAGGAGCATGTGATTTATTCCTAAAAAAACTAAACATAAATAGAAAGGGTAGTCAAACATTATCCAGGAGATGAGCAGAAATTGCCATGCTCCTGAGCAGAACGGACATTCACCGAGTGGCTTCGCCCAATTCATGGGCAGCTTCTGAATCTGAGACAGATACCACTGCCCAAGTGGGTGATCCTCCAGAAAGTAATCCATAAACAAAGAGAAAGTCGCACTGATCAGTGCTATCAGCATCAATAATGCCAGGCTCTCTATCGTGTGGAAGCTCGATGAGGCAACAGCCTCTGCGCTTACCTCCGCAGCTTGCATCAAAATCATAGTTTGGTTTATTCATTGGTGAAAACATTAATAATTATTGTCTGCTCGGTTAGGTTGGTTACTGTCTGCACAAAGCTCAGGCAGATGCTGTCATATTGCTTACCATCAATAGCGGTGAATAGTACCTGCTCATTGCTGGTTGGCTCTGTGAAGTAAAGCGAGTATTGCCCACCGAAAGGATTAAGGAAGTTGGCAAACTCAGCCGATAATGCGACATCGACAATCCCACTGTCAATGGGCAGCACCTGCTGCATGTTCACATTCACACCAGGCTTAATGATGTTTACTGTGATGTAATCTCCGGTGTAGTCAGGTGGCACAGTGATAAATAATGCAGTAGGGCAGCTCGGATAAGGAGTGCAGATAGGGTAGCATTTATTGCAGCATAGTGCCATACTTTTCCAGATTGAAGTTACTTGTTATCTCTGCAAAGTTAGAGAAAATGAAATAGCGAAAAGCATCGAGTGCATGGCTCTTGTCCGGGTTCTTGTTTTTCCACTGGTCAAGACTGCCCTGCCGGTCCACTTTGGCTTCCTTTAGGTCGGTAACAAGCTCATCGCACCTCTTACCACTTATCTGAACCTTTGCCTTCTGAAGGACAAGGATAGTAACCAGCCTACTGGCTATGTGGCTAGGATTGGAGCGAGGCACTTGCAGCTGCATGTCTGATATGCCGAGATAGTTCTTGATTAGTGAGTAAGCACTGATGTTGTCCTGAGTGAAGGCATTGCGAGAAGCACCGGAGGCATCACCATTGATGATGTAAGTCATATCAGGAAACTCCTGCCGGATGGTCTGGCAAAGTGCTGCTAGGTCTCCAATGCGATACACCTTGATAATATTGATGGTGGCATAGAAGAGTCCTTCTTCTGAGTTCTTGATGTACTGTCCAACTACGCATGTGTTGGTTACGTTGAAGTCAAAGCTCAGGTAAAGGTTATGCGTAGGAGAGGCTTTAATGTAGCCATCATATACGTGTTTAGCGTATTCGAAGCTGGTGGCAAAGAGTGATTCCCTATCCCAGATGCCCCACTGTCCAAGGGCATAAACTTCATAGTAGGTCTGGCTGACTGACCTCAGTGCCTCCATCCTGGTAACGTACTCATCATCTAGGAAGTTGAGCGCATCACGGTAAGTTCCATGCAGCCGGAGTATCTGGTTCTGCTCCTTTGCTGGCACATCGTCAAAGAATCGCTTTTTAATCCAATGACTGTCGGAGACCGGATTGAAGGTCAGGAAAAATCGCTTAGGAGTGTCTGACTTACCTCTGAGGCGCAGGGTAATCTGGGTAAAGTCCTCCAGACTTAGTTCAGTTGCTTCCTCAATCCAGATGTACTTTGCCTGGCTAAGTGATTTGAGCTTTTCAGGATCATCACATCCTAAGAACACTATCCGGTTAGTGCCGGACTGAAGCTCAAGATAGCCTGTCTTAGCCTTTACAACCTTATCAAATCCCCATTGGCTAATCTTATTGCGGAAGTCGGCAAAGACTGAGTTACGCAAGGTGGCTGCTACTTTGCGGATTACAAAGTAAGTCTGGAATTGGTTGGCCTTGTTGTCAAGTATTTCACTCAGAAATATCTGAATCATGGTCTGGCTCTTGCCACTTCCAGCTCCACCCCAAAGTATGTTGTAGGTTCTGGGTTCAATCAGAGCAGGCAGGTACTTTTGAGACCACAGCTCATCGCTGGATAGGTCATATATTGCCATTACTCTGCCTCAGGCTTGCGTAGCACTTTAGGCAGGATAACTTCATTAACCTGCATAGTAACCTGCTCCTGATTCATTAAGCCTAAATCTCTGGCTATGATGTTGTGGTTAAAGAAGCCACTTGAAGCACCTTCAAACTTCTGGGAAATGATTGCCTGCTCTATGCGCGTAAAGACCTTTGAGAAGTCTTCTGATTTGGACTTGTAAACTGATAGATTTCCGTAACTGCTAAAGCCACAGGCAAGGGCAAATCCATCTTTAGTAAGCACTCTTTTTTTAGGGATTTCAACCCTCATTGCATCCTTGCCTCTGAAATCAACTTCGATTAGTGGGTTTTCTTCTGCCCACTGAACATACTGCATAAAGTTCTCCCAGATTTCCTCCGGTTTCTTGAACTTGCCATCAAGACCATGCTTGAGGCGCAATTGCCAACAATTGTTTCCTTTCGGTGCTGCCATAAATGTACCGGGATTGCTCCCCTTGTTTTTGGTGATTATTTCTTTTTAGCTGCTTTTTTAGCCTTCTTAGCCACAGACAGAGCAATGGCTACTGCCTGCTTCTGAGGTTTGCCGGACTTCATCTCGGTCTTGATGTTGCTGCTAATTGTCTTAGCACTGTATCCTTTCTTAAGCATGGCATTAAAGTTTGTGCAAATTTAGCAAATTCCAAATTGCCTGATACATCTCACGCTGATTTGTCCATCTGGTCATTAAGGCTCTGGAATCAGTGCCATCAGCAATCTTTTTTTCGAGCTGCCTGATCTTACGCATTAGGTACTCCATGCATTGCTCTCTGTTGTGTCTGGTAGGTGTGTGTTGATAAATCATAGTATTAGAGTAAGTGCCTTCTCCATCCCAAATGTCTGGCAGTTGGCTTATGTGTATTGCGTTAATCATGGTTTTTGAAAAACAAATATTGGTTCATATTTCACTCCTTTTCCGCTTATTGATGAAAGTTCC